CGAGAAGAGATTTGGCACTGGATAGAAGAGACTTACAATGTATCAGTTGGCGATATTATGAATGGAATAGTTACACCACTGGCTCACACTTCTCCACCTTGGGAAGCAGTAAAAACAGATAGTAATACTATACGAATTATTTCTTACTCCTCTCCGGACCCCTTCACCATAAAGGCAAAAGGATTGTTGAATACTATTTGTACTATTACACATCCTCACTGGTCGCAAGAAGCAGAGGCCAACGCAAAACTCATAGCAGCAGCACCAGTTCTACTAGCAGCCCTAGAGGGTCTTATGCAGCAAGCAGCTAGGGATGCAGAGGTGTACGCACCAGAAGGCAACGAGCCTATCTGGGCATACATTTATGATGCTTACGATGCACTCTTTAAGGCCAGAAACTAGATGCTTGCCCTTGGAAACGAGGGCTTGCACCTATTTTTTAACTACCAATACCTATGACGAAATTCAAAGTCGGCTTTCACATGCAGCAAGGTTACTACACTACTGTAGAGGCAGAGAGCAAAGAGGCAGCATCAGAGCAAGTTCAGAAACTCCTTGATGCAGGAGAACCTGTAGAAAACTCTCAGCAAGCTATGGAGGAACACTCTGTAGTAGACTCTTACCAAGAATGCTCAGAATGCCTTTGGGGTAGGATAGGTGTATCTTGTGAGTGTGAGAAAGATAAACCAGATACAGAATGAGCATAGGTGCAGCCTATAGATCCTTTCAGTCCGTAGGTTGCGTAGTGTGCTTTAGCCACACTGATACGGTTACAAGCCTTATCGCTCGATATGTCGCTTCTCTCTGAAGATAGGTGAAAGAGTCAGAAGACTCTAATAACCTTTTCCACCTTCGGAGGGCGCATATCTGGCACTTTTATTTACTACAACCAATATATATGTCGGCTTACAAATTCCCGATAGAGGATCTAACATGGCGAAAAAACTGCGTAGGTGTAGCCTGTTTTAATTGCAGCAAATTGTTTGCTGTACGGAAGGCACACTACGAGAAGAATAACAATTTGTACTGCACAAAGAAGTGCCACTCAGGTGAAGGCTGCAAGACGAAGAGGTGTACGAAGTGCAAGGAGGTGAAGGATAAGAAAGACTTTCCAAAGGCTACGCACACAAAAAGCGGTGTGTATTCGCACTGTAGGATTTGCTCTAATGCCACAACAAGAAGTGCGTACAAGAAATCCAAGAAAAACCCTGATAAGTATATCAAGGTGTGCGCCATTGAAGGGTGCAACAATAAAACTCCTATGTCGCATCCTCGCTGTGGAATGCATCAGAATATAGGAACGAATAGGGATAAAGGTGAACTCAAGAATTTCTATGAAGGTAAGCAGGTTCAATATGCAGACAAGATCATAGACTACCCAGAGTCACCTACAGGCAAAGCGTATATCGGCATAGCCAAGAAGCCTTTAATGGAATCCGAGACAGGATATGGGTTCGAGGGTGTTCTTATCCAGACTGACGATAGGATGCTTGTACAGTGCCATAATTGCGGAGAGTGGAGAAAGCATTTATCACTACACGTAAAAAGCTGTACAGGTCTGACTGCCAAGGAATACAAGAGGAAGTACGGATTGCTCATGCGAACAGGATTGTTGTCAGATGCTCAATCTATGGAGAATACGAAGAATCTTTTTAATCAGACTGTTGGATTTAGAGATTGGAATAAGAACCCTAAAAATGCGAAGAGAAGAATGGAGCAAAACGCAAAGGGTAGAGCGTTGGCAGTAGCAAGAAAGAAGAAAGGAGGTGTGTCTGCAGAGCAGATGAATAGGACTGGAACATGCCCCTTGCAGATAAAGACACGTGTTATCGAGTTCATACATGCTAACAAAGAGTTCCCCACGGCAAGTAACCGAGGACAAAGCCTTTACCAGATAATAGCCAAGAGGTTCGGATCGTTCAAAGATGGCATGAGGGAGTACGGCCTCCCCCAGTGGATCAAAGGTACTTACGGAGAGAGGTATTATGAGTTCCCCGATGGGTCAATCCATTCCTTCAATTCAAGGGATATCCAAGAGAGAGATATGTTCTATCAGCTCATGGTGCAGAAATGCCCTGTACTCACTAACTAGCCTTTTATTTTTCCCACATATTCTTATGGCAAACTACGAAACGGCAGCCTCACGAATAGAGGTATGCAAGAAGCTAAAAAAGTTCTTAGCCGAGAGCAAAGTATCGCAAACAGCGTTCGCAAACAGGTTAGGGATAAACACGGCAAACATATCTAATTATATACACATGAATCACTTGCCCGGAGGCAAGAATGCCGAGGCTATCATCGATGCTATCGAGACATGGCATCAGGTGAAAGCTGCAAGCCCTGCAGTAGTAGATAATCTAATGCTACAAGACCTAAAGGAATCCTTGGATACTCTAGGCAGAATGGTTTTAAGAGCAGAGCAAGCTCAGGTGCAAATAGACGGTACGGTAGAACACCTATCCGAGATTGTACTTAAGCTATCTGAACAGCTAGACAGATCAGAGGCTAAGACTTACCTCTCGGCTGTATGAAAGAACACTACAATCTTCCAACGGCAAATGGACAAGACTATCAAGAGAATCTTCGGAAGAAGAAGGAAGTGGCTAAGAGGAACAGATGCCTGGGCACTGGATCATGCGACTGTAAGCTGTGCAGAGGTTAGCTTAGAGGGGCTTTACAGCCCTTCACTGGTATCCTCTCCACATACTGCGTGGCTCTCACCTAGAAGTAAAACTAGGGAGTTTGTCTGGAAGGCACTGGTGCTAGCGTGATCGCACCAAGGAAACTCAGCGAGAGCCAAATTATTTTTTACCAATTCACCTTATGGATGCACTACTTACAATATTCACCGGCATAGCAATACTCTTCCTTACTGGCATGACATACATGCTCGGCAAGAAGAGGGGAGCTAACAAGTATAGCGAACTTGTTATCAAACTACTGGAGACAGATAGCAAGCTCCTCCAGAACACAATCCAGACTAAGTGGCAGACTACAGAGCTTCCTCGTAACTGGTTTCGTGCAGGTTTGCAAGGTGTACGAGAATGCTACAGCCCGAAAGCGTAATAATATATACCCCTTTACACCTATTGGCGCAGAGGGGTATTATGCTTTTGTTCAGAAAGCATGAAAACTATACCATTATCACAAGGCAAAGAGGCAATAGTAGACGATGAAGACTACTTACTACTATCTAAATCTAATTGGACTGCTGCAAAGCGCCCACATGGATTTTATGCTTATAGGGGAAAGGATAGTGGTGGATGGATATATATGCATCAGATTATTCTAGGGAAAAAGGATGATTTAGAGGTAGATCATATTAACGGAGATGGTTTAGATAACAGGAGAGAGAATCTCAGATTTGTCACTAGGCAGCAAAATTGTTGGAATGCCAAGGGGAAATCAGGCGGATTCAAAGGCGCTACTTTTTCAAAGGAAAAAGGGCTATGGGCTGCAAGAATTTATGTGTCAGGACACAATAGACACATAGGTTACTTCAAAGAAGAAGAGGATGCAGCCATAGCATATAATGTAGCAGCACAGCTATTTAGAGGGGAGTTTGCACGACTTAATGATGTATAGCTATACTCCTCGTAGTGACGTATAGACGAGGGTTGTAGGAGTGGTTGCCCTACCCAACTAGCAACCACCTTTATTACTACCAATTGCTATCATGCAAGAATTAGCAAAACTCATAGGCGAGAAGGCTGAAGGAGCTAAAGGAAAAGGCAAGCAGCCCAGCGAGGAGCAGTTAGAAGCTGCAAGGGCAGGGGCAGACTCTCTTACAAGCTACATAATGGGAGTATTGGAGGCAGCTAGAACAGAAGGAGTTACAGACTCGGAGATGGCAGAGGTGATTAGACAGACAATTATAGATCTTAAAGACGTAAGACAAAATCTCATGCGATTTAGAGAGATTAAACTTACTGAATCTGAATAGGCTATATGCCACCATCGGCTTATTCATGGTGCTTATGACATTTGAGGTATTGACAATTGATTCATTTTATGCTAATATATATCATGCATTTATTTCATTTCCAAAAACGTATGAAACACAAACTAAACAACATTATCGGCATATCAGGGATAGTATTGATCGGATTATTCTACGTATCTCAGATACTATGGGGAATAGGACTTATGCTTCCAGATCCTATACCACAAGCAGCAGCATCAGATCCGGTAGTGGAAGCTCTGCTTCTTATGGAAGACATCAGAGCGAATCAGGATCGCATAGCAGAAGCTCAAGACAGCAACAGGCAGCTTGTTATCCGTTTACGCAAAGCAGGCTATGATGTTGACTGGAACGAACTTACATTGCATAGAATTGAGCAACTTCATTTTGCCCCTGTAAGCGATGTAAAGTATTGGACATGGGTAGAGGCAGAAGATTATAAGAACGAGCGCCTACGGTACTACCAAGACCTCCTACGTGCCGAAGGAATCACTAACCCAGACCACCTTAAGAACCTTACAGCTCAGTTAATGGTTGAAAATGGTCAATTAGATCCTGAAATTAAAGGGGATTATAACAAGAAGGGATATTACTGCAGCCTAGGTATACCGCAGATCAATATGTGCGTACATCATGGAGTCTCAGCGACTACATGGCTGAATCGTAACCCGGAGTGGAAGGACTGGAAACTACAGATGGAGATCATGACAGAGTGGACAGTGGGTAGGTACGAGAAGTATGATGAAGATATCTTTCAGACTGTTCTAGGACACAATTGCCCTTCTTGCGCTAACGCTAGATGGGATAACGGATACTGGAAGAAAGTACAGAACCACGAATTATTACTTTCCCTTATCTAACATGAAGTTTACTAAGAAGACAGTACTACTCATACTCATAGCAGTAGCCATGCTCATCATCGGTATGGGTATCAACCCTGCAGAAGCACACGCATTAGGAAGAGTACGACCAGAGTGTAAGCCTGCAGATGGCTACCTCTTCAGGGATGCTCACGGAAACATCATCTGCAAACTCTATAAGCAGCCTACAGTGAAGAAGGTGGTAAAGCCTACTACGGCAGCAAGACCAGTAAGGCAGACCCGGAGGCAACCAGTCAAAAGACTTTCACGTAGCCGGGCAATACGATCACCGATAAAGGCACGTATAACAAAGTCAGACCTTAAGCCACTTGTATACACCAGAATCTCGCCTCGTAGTATTCGTAGGCAGATAAGCCACGAACTTGAGAACTTTGATATAGAGGCTGAGAAGGCACGTATCCGTGAAGTGCAGAGAAAGCACCACGAAAGACGGACTAAGCGCCTAGAGGACTAGGCAAGTCACGTTCTAATCTCTCGATTGCAATAGCCATAAGCTCATTCTGATTGTCGATAGTATTCCTATCCATCTGAATGGGCTTTTTTAACGTATCTATTGCAGAACGCATTGCGAGTTCCATATCTACAAGATTTGTCATGCCGGGAGAATACCTCAGTAAAAATCAGTTGTATACTCTTGACACAATTGTATCACAAGAGTAGGGTTATTCTATGACTAATCTAACACTAAGCAGGCACTACAGAATAGACGAAGACACAGATGCTATGCGTACCAGTGTGGCACTTGCCATCTGGAAGAAACAGAATCGCACAGGCACTCCCTCTATGGGAGAAGAACACCGTATCGTTATCCAGTACGCACACAATGTTATGTTCCCGGATGACACTATAGATATTTCTACCGCTATTTTATAACCCCCTATACATCATGACTACAGAGTTAGACTTTCCAACGGCAAAAGCCCCAGATGCAGCAACCTCATTCAGAGAGATCCGAGTAGCAGGCTCAAGCCTATCGGATACAGACGATATTGAAGCAGGACATTTATTCATAGTCGGCTACGGAGATAACAAGAACGAAGATCTTGGAGCAGACGGAATAGATTGTGTTGTACTCAGGCAAGCTATGAAGACAACTGGAGAGTGGAACGATTCAGACCCTAACAACCGTCACTATATGTACAACTCCTCAGAGTTCTTAGACTGGAGTGATATAGTGGTCCTATATGATACACACAGCATTCCCACAAGCATTGTGGCAGCCTTGCCTTACAGCCACCGTAACCCAGACCTACCATCAATCGGAGGAAAAGGAGACAAAGCGCTTAAGGGTAAGTGCAACCTTAGACTACGATACGTGTTCTACGTACTGTACAACGATGAAGTGTTCAGACTGAACGGAGGTAGTACAGACTTCACCGGAGCAGATGGTAACGACAAGCCGTTTGGATTCGATAAGCCACAGGAGCTTAGCTTCTCTCACTTCCTGAAGGAGTGTGGTGATGAGCCTATGTACAACTTTACGTGCAAGCTATCTGGTAAGAAGCACAGCAAAAAGATATTCCCTAAGCAGTTCGAGAAGGGCAAGAAGCAATCGGATACTAAGCAGCTTGCTACCTATGACAGAATGGTAGAGCTATACGAGTCTCTTAATGAAGCACACTGGACTAGGTTTGGTAAGGCTATGGATGCAGAAAACAACCTAGATGTTTGGAGCCAGAAGATTGTGGAGGTGCTTAAGGAGAATACCTTTGATGCTCTCCTGAAGGGCAAGAGCAGCGAGATGTTCAAGGTATCTATGGACTCATTGCCTGATGTTATAGATGTAGAGTTCCTAGATGCACCTAAGCCTGCAGCATCCGTAGAGGAGGTAGCAAGCTCCCTAGACGGAACCCTTACAGACTCTCTGAAGAGTGATACGAAAGTAGAAGATTTGCCTTTTTAATTTTTTCCACCATGCGACATGGAACAAGTTACCCTAGAAGAAGCTCCAGAGTGTGCCAGATGCGGTACATCTCGACCCCACCGTACTTCCTACCAATGTGAATATGAGGAACAAGAATAAAGCAGATGCATTGTTAGAGTTCCTAGAATGGTGTCATGCAGATGACTACATGGGAACAGACGATGATATGCCAGACCATTGTAATGACTGGATATCCGGGCTATCCCCGGAGGAAGTCGGAGATCTTGCACAAATTGAATTCCAAAAAGGTATATGACCTGCACCTGCACCCTCACAGATCCCTACGCAGCTTGCTCTGAGCATGATAACAGGCCATACGATGTACGGTCCGAGGAGGAGAGTAAGGGTTTTGCCAAGAGGCACAAGCACCTACGTTGTAGTTGCGAAGAGTGCTACGTAAAGTACTGGAACATAGAGAAACACTCTACGGATCAGCTATGCAACGATTGTGCGCTGAGAAAGAAGATGGAGGCTAAGCCACCTAAGCTGATATCGTACATGGATGAGTGTCACACCAGAAGATTTTACCAAGAGGCAGAATGTTCATAACCTGCTTCTTCTGCTCTATGGCTGTACCGAAGGAAAACACTACAGATTACTGTTGTGATAGATGCTTCCCGAAGGTACTGAAGGAGAGAGCAGTAGAGAAGGAGAGGCAGCGCAAGTCTCAGATAGATGCCCTGGGTAAGCTACGGAAGAAGAACAACCAAGGCGCATTCCTAGGAGATGACATAGAGCATGAGAACTGGAAGAAGGATATTATAGAGACAGACAAGCCTATCCGGTCCGAGTCTCTGATCGGAGTAGACGACTTCAATTGTTATCATCCAATGCCAAAGGCAAGACGAGCATGAGTGAACCCCAAGACAAGCGAGAGGCAGAGATAGAGGAGGTGAAGGAGTGGGTTGCGATGATCGGAGCGTGTAAAGAGCTGGTCCAGTACCAGTGCATAGGCGCAAGAGCGCAGAAGATCCGAGAGCTACTAGAACAATTACTTCCTCCCCTTACTACAAATGATTAGCACCCTCATCTGGGTTACGGTTATTTCAGCACCCCTCCAATCCCCACAGGGGATGCAGCAAGTGTGTAACTTGTCAGGCATGTACTGGCCAGAGTATTGTTTACACGTTAAGAGGTTAGCAAGACTACCTAAAATTCCTTACGACACTGGACCATGAACTTGTTAGACTTCATCACCGAGAGCAATAACATTGAGGGAGAGAAGACTATCCCCGAAAAGGAGCTACCTATCTATGAATGGTTTTTGTCGAAAGAACTAACAGAGGATCGTGTAAAGGATTTCCACATGGATCTGTTCGCTGTAAGGGCGCAGGTTATGCCACAGCCAGTACCAGATAAATACCTTGGGAAGTATCGAGATGTACCTGTATACATTGGCAGCAAAGAGATATCACCAGTAGGTATAGATGATGCTATGGAGCTTCTTTTTAATCCAGAATGTACTGCATCCGCCTTTGAGTTCCATAAGATATTCGAGAACATTCATCCGTTTATAGATGGAAATGGCAGAGTTGGCAGAGCGATCTGGCGACATCAACATGGAGAAGCCCCTCTTGGATTCTTACACACCTACTACTACCAATCTCTAGTATGAAATACTCCCTAGGTTATACACCAGATGTAAAAGACCGTAGGGACTTCACGTACAAGAAAGCATTTCGTACAGTATCCACACCAGCATTAGTAGACTACACAGATGAGATGAATCCGATCAGGAACCAAGGAGCTAAGGGTTCGTGCGTAGCCTTTGCCTTTGCAGCTATCAAGGAATGGCAGGAGTTTTACCAGAGAGGATTTACAGAACAGTGGGATATGTCAGAGCAGTTCCTCTACGAGCATATACAGCTTCACCCCGGAGGAGGAGCGTACCCAAGGGAAGCTCTTAAGGTATTGCATGACATAGGTATACCGCTAGAGAAGCAGTATCCGTACAAGCGAGGAAGTGATAAGAATAAGCTAGTGCCACCGGAGAAGAAGATAGGAAACCTACGCATGTTCAACACCGCCAGACGATTCAGGGCTAAGGGATACGCTAGGATCAGGAACGTAGAGGAGCTTATGCAGTCACTGACAGTGAACGGTCCGTGTTTCATAGGTACAGAGTGGCTTGACGGATGGTACGATAAGACAATATTGCAGGCGCAAGACGGCAGGGTGTCAGGAGGACATGCTATCACCGCTGTAGGATTTGATAGAGAGGAGGGATTGATTAAGATCCGCAACCAGTGGGGAGAACATTGGGGAGATGAAGGCTATGGATGGATGACCTTTGAGGCGTTCGAGGAACATGCAATAGATTGCTGGGCGATCTTTGACATGGGACACCCTCTAGTTAGATAATGATCCTATGGCTATGCAGCCTGAAGATGTGGAAAGGCTAAGAGAACAGCATCAGGATACGGAAGTACCACTACACGCAGGCTTGGAGTTAGCGCAGTTGTTAGCCCAGATACCGGGGGGAGACATAGAGCTTCTTACTGAAATCGCAACCACGTATGCAAGGCAGTACAGGGTTGTCTTTGGTAGCGATGTACACAGGATTCTCTTAGATGAGATCAATAGGCATGAAGATCAGAGATTTGATGTAAGGCAGCAGTACTTTTGGGCTTTGTTTGTAGCTTGCATTGATGACGGCAGGACCGTCTACCCTACAAACTTTACCAAGATGCTAGATGACGAACAGGGAGGAGCCGTGTAGTCATGGCTGGTACGACATAACGCTATGTAAAGAGTGCAGGAAAGAGCTGTATACATATATGCCAGATGAATGTGAGTAACTAATGAAGAATCTTCACGTGCTTTCTTCTATTACAAAAATTGCAGCAAGGTCTAATATTACAGGGTAGGTTAGCACCATCTTTTCCCATAGGGATAACGTGGTCTATGCAATTATATGACGATGAGCAGATCCAACATCTATCTCCCCATAGGGCAATCCTATTCCAGAGCTGTTCAGATGTTATGCGATCAGGGAGGCCGTACTTCTTAGCTGTTCTGTTTGCCTTAGCAGCCTTCTTGGTTATCCTATGGCTTAACTCTTTGTTTTCAGCCTTCCATCTTTGAAAAGGGGTCTTCTTCTTCTTTGTGTAGAATCCTCTGGCATAAGCCCTAAGCCTATCGCCATGCTTGGCGTAGTACTTCTTATGATTCTGAGAATATCGTTCTTTATTTTTATGGTAGTTGGCCTTGGATCTTTCTCTCTGCTTCTCCGGGTTATCTTTCCTCCACTTCTCTGCAGACTTCCTGTATCTTGACTGATGTTTCAGGTAATGCTTTCTTCTCTTCTCTTTTACTTTATCAGGATTGTCGATCTGCCATTGCTTATGATAATGCTTAGAGCATAAACCCTTAGCTAAATGATTACCCTTACAACCGTCTATAGAGCATATCCTTGTCATCAAAAGGAACTATATCATTGTATCGATGATTGGACAAAGGTTTTTTATAATGTTACCATAGAGCTATGCAACTAGATAAAGAGTCAAGGAAGAAGATGGAGAGTAGAATATGGAGAATGCATAATTTATATACAATCAGGACCAAGGTAGCAGGGTATGAAGGGCAAGACATACGCTTCACACCGAACTTCGTACAGAAGCAGATCTACCAGAAGATAGAGGAGGGATGGAAACGTATCATCATCCTGAAGCCACGTAAGCTGGGAGTAACTACAGGGGTGATGCTTTACCTGCTAGACACAGCGCAGTACTACCCTAACCAGCGATGCCGAACCATTGCCCATCGTAAAGATACAGTGACAGAGCTGTTTGAAGACATACCGCTGTTCGCCTTCAATAAGATACCGGAGCCACTACGGATGCCGATCAAGCACATCACCAGAGCAGAGCTAAACTTTGCAGGAATAGGATCCAAGTACAGCATAGATGTTGAAGCACGTGGTATGACCCCATCCGTTCTACACTTCTCGGAGATTGCATACGTGGAAGACGAGGGCAAGCTGCAAGACACACTGGAGTCACTACCTATGACAGCGCAGGGTATAGCTGAATCTACCGCCAACGGTAAGGGGAACTGGTTTGAGCGTACCTTCACAAAGAACTGGCAGTTGCTGGAGAATGGAGATAAGCCACAGTGGTATCCGATGTTCTTTGCATGGTTCGATGATCCCAACAACGCAACACCTTGGATAGAGGGTACACGCTTCAAGTATCCTTCAGAGATTGCAGAGATGAGAGCCAAGTACAGGAACTCAGACGGTACGGACCTTACAGATCACCAGCTCCTATGGTGGGACCAGAAGAAGCATGAGCTAGAGGACCGCATGAATGAGCTGTATCCCAGCAACCCAGACGAAGCCTTCATCTTCTCCACCGGGCGAGTGTATCCGAAGTTCAGCCGAGATCTACACGTGGTAGAGACTATGCATTTTGATGACTACGAGATCACAATGGACTACGGACAGCAAAACCCTATGTGTTTCCTGAAGGTTCACAGAGATGCAGATGATAACTACATCGTATTCCAAGAGGCGTACAGGAAAGATTGGGCTATCAAGGATGCTGCAGATTGGCTATTCGCTAACTGTAAGGAGAAGATAGATAACGATGGCTTCCTACATATAAAGTTTTGCGACCCTAAGATCTTCTCTAAGGATCAGGTACGCTCCACGATGACTGCAGGGCAACCCATGATAAAGACAGAGGACCGGTCATCAATCGCAGAGGAGTTTAGGAAGCATAAGATTCTGATGCACAGAGGAACACAGAACGCAGTCATCCCCGGTATCTCTAGGGTGAAGGAGTACATGAGATTTGATATGAGTCATCCGCATCCGTTCTACAGAGATGAGTATGGAGATGTGAAGAGGGGCGCACCGAGACTCTTCATCACCGAGAACTGTACGAGTCTGATCTGGGAGTTTGCTAACTACCTATGGCCGAAGGATCCTGTAGGTAACATCAACAAGGAGTCGTATGAAAACCCACGCAAGCTACACGATCACGCTATGGATGCTCTACGGTATGCCATTATGACATGGGCTGAGCCTATGACAGAGCTACAGCAGAAGGCTGGCGCTCCGGGGACTGTTCTAAATCTTCTTGATAAACACTATCAGGCTCAGAAGGAGGAGCTGGCTTACGATTAAGCTCTTGCAGAACAGTGTAGACCTGATGCTCTGGTACGTGCTGAATACACACAGCGACAAGGGCGCTTAACATCTTTCTCTTCTCCACCTCTTCCACAGGGAAGAACACCACAGAGGGTGGGAGATTAAAAGCATCGCTGATTTTTATCATTGTCTTTCGTTGGCAGTCATGGTTGGAATTAAGCTCGATATTTGTAATGAGCTTCATGGAGACTTCTGCTCTACGTGCTAACTCCATCTGGTCCCATCCATACTTCAGTCTGAACTCTCGAACAAGATGCATAGATGTATAGTAGCACAAGAATCCATTAAAAACATCTAGTCTATATGTTATGCTCTAAGCAATCATGGAATTTCTACTGATCTTAGCACTTGTGGCCGTACTTCAATTAGCAGGAATGGGAGTACTGGCCTACCTCTTTTTGAAGATGATGAAGTCAGTGTCTGCAGACGTAAGGACTCTGGCTATGTTCAAGAAGTCACGGACCAGAGAGGATCTGTTTGCTATGCAGAGCATGGGTATCAACGAAGAGGGTGCTAAAGAAGAGGAAACCGAAGAGGAAGAAGAAGAACTGTATACTGCAGATGAGATCCCACAAGATGTTTTAGCTAAAATAGCAAAGTCAGATGGCAGCGAGTAAAGAGTACAACAGACTAGGCAAGTTGATTAAAGAGTCGAAAGACAGAACTCCTCTTTGGCAAGCCAAGGTATCCAGCTGTATGCACTTTGACGATGGAAACCACAGACTGTACTTTGACATGAATGGTAGACCCCGGAGCAGAGGACTTAGGGATAACGAGGTACACAGGACCGTAAACAAATTCCCACAGACACTTTCTAGAATCTCAGCACGTATGACTGCAACCCAGCCACGCTGGAACCCGGTCCCCTCAGAGCTTGCTGATGTTACCGATGATGAGATCGATGCAGCTGATGCAATGTTGCAGGATCTATGGGAGGGAGATGAGTTTGGAGACAATGCACTACGTACTGCAGCTAAGTTTGTAGCAAGGCAGGCGTTCTTGCAGGGTAGGTATCTCACGTACTATACCTTCGACAAGGAGGTCAACATGCCAGTGATGGAATGTTATTCGCTATGGGATGTATTCTCTGATGCTCCAGAGTCACTGAAGGATAAGCAATGGCTTATTATCGCATTGCCGACATCCGTACAGAAGATCAAGCACAACAAAGAGTACGATGCTAAGGTCCGGTCTAAGGCTAGAGCAGACGGTAAGCTGGCAGAGTCAGGATTGCAGCAACAGTTTGATCGTAGATCTACAGGCACGAACAATAGTATGCAGGACACGCAGATCCTGTATCACTCCTTCGAGGTTATCAAGAAGGGTGAGGATGAGGAGAAGAAGGGTGAGGAGCTAGGCGATGATGCATCACTAGCAAAGATCAAGAAGGAGGATAAGGCAAAGACTGTAATCAAGTACAAGGTGACAAGCGAGAGAGGCGTACTCATAGAGAAGGAGCTAGACTACCCTCGACTATCGTCTATCTTTGATAGCTATGCACCGGAGGAGAAGGGAGTGTTCTACGCATCCCCTGTAGCATACTCATGGATTGATATGCAGAAGGGTATCAACAAGACTATCAGCAACATCGAGGCTTACATTGATAACATGCTACAAGGTAAATGGATCATCCGAGATGATGGTGTATCTATCCCTGTAGCTGGTAGACAAGGGCAGAAGATTAAGGATCCATCTGGGTCCGGGGTAGCTAACCTACCTATGCAGCCTCTACCGCAGACTCACTTCCAGCACCTACAGGTTATGGAGCGATCCTTCGAGGATGCTTCAGGAGTCGCAGAGGCTTCTATCTCACGTGTTGCAGGTATCGGAGACTCTGGTAAAGCTATAGAACAGCTCCAGCAGATCAACCAGATGAGTACATCGGATCCCATCGACAACTTCCAGATGTTCCTATCACGTGCTGCAAAGAAGCTCCTGAGGCAAGCTGCAGATAACTGGAGTGAGGTACACACTCTCTACAGATACGACAAGGGGACCGGAGAGAACATACCTATTCACCTGATCGGAGAGGGGTTCGCAAACGAAGACCCAGAGGATGTTACACAGGAGAGGGATGGAGAGAAGCCTACGAAGCTACGAGCCTTCAAGCGTATTGATGTAGAGATAGAGCTGGACCAACTCTTCAGGAAGAACCAAGAGAGAGTAGAAGTCAAAGAGCTATTCCAGATGGGATGGATCCCCGGAGCTAACCCTGTATGGGATATTGTGGTGATGAACGCATACCGTATCGGTAGTGGTAAGAAGATCGTCAAGGAGCTTAAGAAGTTACAGAACCCTATTGCACTTGCAGCGGAGGCAAACGCACAGCGCATGGTGCAGGGTGAGGAGATTCCTATCAACGGTAATGATCCGCATGAGTTCTTTGCACAGTTCTACGAGCAGAGAGCGAAGGAGATGTTGCAAGCAGGAAACCAAGAGGGTGCAACATTACTAAACGGCCAAGCACAGCGACATAGAATCATTGCACAGCAAGGAGATGGAGGTGCTGGTGATCCTAATGTTCCAGAAGATTTAGCAGGACTCGAAGAAGGTCAAGGTCTGTAGAAGAAGAATCCGTCATACCTCCATACTTATAGTATAGGATGTCAATGTTGTTCTTTTCAAACCACCGTTTCTGTAATTAAAAGCAGGAACGCTCGCCAGATCGCATACTGGCAGCAAGCACTTTGCTTGCAAAACAAACGAGAGCATTCTCCTACTACTTCCCCATATCTTTATGGATGACCCATTGCGTGAAGAGGGCGACCCAGACCCTATCGAACTCGCAGACGATGAACTACTGGACTCAGATGACACTTATCCGTCAGTCGATGACGACACTATCGACAGTGAACCACCTGAGGAAAAAACTGTCCCCTATACTAGATTCAAAGACGTTAATGATAGATTGAAAGACGTTGAAGCTAAGTATCAAGCAGCTACAAAACCTAAAGAACCTGAACCAAAGGATCCTCCGGCTGAGAGATATTCTCAGAAGCAGATCGATACAGTCCAGCAACTCGCTGGTACTAAAGAAATGCAAGACCGCATTGATGAACAAGATAGGCGTTGGGAGGAAAAGGAGGCTAAGGATCAAAAGGATGCTGACATAAGGGATCGTAAAGCCGTGGTAGCCAACAAGGAGTTAAACCCTAATGGCTTTAAGGAAGCACAAGTACAGAAACAAGTTCAGAAATGGTCTGATTCTAGCGATCCAGATAAACGCTGGCTTGCACTGGCTTCGTATGAACGTGTCATCACAGAGATGAATACGCTCTACAAAGCAAAAGGATCCAATAAGAAAGACCCGCCTCCAAAGGTGGATAAGGGATCTGCAGCTGCAACCACCGAGGTTCGCAATCCAGACGTTGCTGAAAATCCAAACGCCAACAACCCTCTAAAAGCTATGGACTCTCTCAAGAGAGAAGCTGCAGAGTATATGAAGGCTATGGAAGGTGGGGATGAATAGAGTAACAATTTTGTTACTTTCCCCTTACTCTTATGAGTACCGTTGCATTAGGAGACAGGCTGAATAAAACTCTTACAGAGTTTGTGATCCCTCGTTTCCGAAAAAACTTCTGGCTTACAGCTAGAAAACCAATGCTCCGAGCTATTGGTATGCCACGTGAAGAAGCAGATGTTGGAGATGGCTCCAATGTTATGCCACGTGTGCAAAATGTAGAACGAATCAACTCAGCGTATGAGGCCGAGGTTATTCATAACCACACTCCATTTGGAGGAGGTACTTACGCTCAGAAGATTGGCGATTCTCTCAGGCCGGGTAAGTTCAAGGGATCTCGATCCAGTCTACGTATGAAATTCATTACGCAGTCTATGGAGATTCCAGATCAGATCATTCACGCTTCTCGAAGCCCAGAATTTTCTATCACGAACGAACTCGTTGAAAACATGGAAGGTGCTATGCACACCATGCATGGAGAGATGAACCGACAGATGGTAGGTAATGCTAGTGGTGTACTCTGTTACGCTAACGGAGCTGTTTCAAGCTCTAATGTGTTCACAGTACAAACTAACACTTCTGCCACTAACGAAGTTCCCGGCACAAAGCACTTGCAAGAAGGTGATGTTCTTCTTGTAGGTACAGCTGGGCAGGTCGAAGCAGGTACAGCTCAAACTGTTACTGTTTCTTCTGTAGATTCTGCTACGCAGTTTACTTCAACTACAGACGAGAATACTTCAGATAACGATGTTATTGTACGAGCTGATGTCTATAATGCAGACGACAGCGTATACAATGAGATCCAGACTCTTGCTGGTCTTTTGTCTAACACTGGAACGGTCCAGAACATTAACAAGGCTAACAACTATTGGTTCCAATCAGAGCAGCCTTCAGCAGTAGGTGCTTTGGCTCTTGCTGATATTGATGACCTTGTTTCAGCTACTCGACAGTTTGCTACTGACCCATCAGCTTGCTTCCTTCTTGGAAACAGAAAGCAATGGCGTAGGTATTCAGCTCTCTTGCAAGCTAACCGCAGATTCAACCACAGCACTCCTTCAGACTTCTCAGGAAATCTTGTAGGTGGTTCTACTGGCCTATCTGTTTACACTCCAGATGGAGAAATCGCATTCGCTATGGATGACGATGTTCCAGACGGAGTTATTTACCTTGTTGACCCTAATGGTCTTGCATGGATGAACTTCCGTGAATTTGGACCTGCAGACGATGCTCTTCAAAAAGATGGCTTCCCCGGCCAGAGAAAATCAGGGACACTTAACTACGAGTTTGTTTTGTGGGTTGGTGGAAACCTCGCACAAACCAATGCACGTGCTAGTGGAAAACTTACTGGTATCACTTCCTAATCCTTATGCCTTATTTTAAGCATCTTACTCCGGCAGAAAACGAAGCTAACGCTAAAACTGAAGCTCGTATGGAGCAACAGGCAGAAGCGCAGAAAGCTATTATGGATGCAGCGAATTACAAGCGTAAGAATCAGGAGAAGGATTTTCTATCTGAACATATATGGGACTTCCTTGTAGAAACCGGTCAGGCAAATCGTATTTACTAATTTCCCCCTATAACTATGAGTGACCAACTCAGAATAGGAACAAGGCATACAGTGTCAGGCGCTGCTGAAGTCGCTATCGACTTGGATCTTGAGTCAGAGACAGCTGTAGGACTCCGCATCGATGAAGATGTAGGATCTACGGTTGCATCTGTACAGATTCGTAATAACGCCCAAACTGCAGTCTTTAGCATTCATGCAACAGGAGATACTGAGGCATTCATGGACCTAACATCGGTGAACACAACTGGTAACGCTTTCGTTATCACTGCTAACTCACTGACTACAGGACTTGGAATCTCTATTGACTCCTCTGCTACTGCCATTACTGGTGCAGGGCGATTGCTAGACGTAACACATAGTGGAGCAACTAGCACATCGGGAACTCTTGTAGAGTTTAGCTCTGCAGCAGCTGATGAAACTATCATTCTTGCGGTTACTGCATCTGCAGCACTCGCAGGTGGTAAAGGTATTCACCTGAATACTAACTCCATGACTACTGGTACAGCTCTAGACATTGATCTAGCAGCTCTTACCTCTGGTATTGGTATCGACATTTCATCTTGTCCAGTTGTTAAGATGGGTATTAACTTCACTGACGGTACTGCTTCCACAATCGACCCTTCTGCTACGGCAGAAACAGGTTGGATTAACGTAGGAGTCGCTGGCACTGTAAGGTATATCCCGTACTATGCCGCTAGTTAAACCTAGACTAAATATAATATACTTAAAGGGTTGTGAAAGCAGCCCTTTTTGTGTGCCATGCAAACACTATGAAGGATGCAGCCAAAAAATACGACAAGGCAGCTGTAGAAATGTTCGGAGGATTCGCATCCACAAATTTCCAACTTGATGCGTAAGGGTTCAAGATGTATAGTATTGTCAAATCCTTTCCCTGATACCTATGAAAGTAACTCTGAATCTAACTCTCCAAGAACGATTCCTATGTCTTGGTCTACTTAATAGCGTGAAAGGAGCAGACATGGTTGAATGGGGATTTATAAACGAAGCGCAATCTATATTAGAATCCTCAGATGCAGTACAAAAAGAGTTTGGCATGAAGAAGGCAGAGAATGGCGCTTGGACTTGGAACAAGAAAGGTATGGAAGATCGACCATACGAAATACCAACAGAAGCTGCAGAAGTTCTTAAGAGAGACTTACAACAGAAAGACCAGCAAAAGCAAATACCTAAAGACCTTGTTACCCTAGCAAGAAAGATTTTAGCTTAATACCCCTTACATATATGAAGATAGAACAGCTTACCAAAGCCAAGATAAAGGTGATGAACAAGGAGGAGCTATTTGAACTCCTGAAGAACTACGGTGTAGCTCTCAAAGACATTACGAACTATGAAGAAAGCAAGCTCTTAGAGTCAGCTCTGGAGCTTAAGGATAAGTCAGCTGCAACACAGAAGAAGATAGCAGAGGCAGAGAAGCCACAAGAGGCAGTACCAGATCTTACCAAGGAAGACAAAGATGATCCGGTGAAGTCTCTATTCGAGATGGGTTACAACACGCAGGAGGATGTACAACGTGCGCTGCAGGCTATCAAGAACGCTAAGAAGGAGCTTGAGCTTAAAGAGCAAGAGTTTGCAGAGAAGGCGGAGATCATAACTCAGGAGGAAGCTAAGCTGGAGGAGAAGAGGAAGAGTGTAAACATCAAGCTCAGGAAGCTGGAAGAGGAATACAAGACATGGCAAGAGTGGCATGATAAAGTTATTGCAGCTAAGAAATCTACATGAGCGATGACAAAGCAACACCAACGGCTTCTACAAGTAAGGAAACTGTAAGACCAGAAAAGGTAGATATTGCAGTGCATGAGTTTGCAGCTAGGGAGCTTAACGAACGTCACCTTAAGCTAACAAAGGGTGTAGATGCTTTGCAGAAGGAGAATGATAAGCTCTCTTCAGATAGCGATGCTTTGCAGAAAGCTGTTGCTGAAGGTAGGGCAGACGTAAAGAAGGTGGATGATGCTAAGAAGGCAGCTAAGAAGAGTAAGGAGGCTACGCTTGCAGACCTCGATCAGAAGGTTGCAGCACAGCGTGGAACTCTTAAGGCAGAAGCTACAGAGGCAAATGCTAAGCTCAAGGTTGCAGCACAGGAAGAGAAGAAGGCTTATGAAAAGGTTAAGGACATTGAAAAGACTCTTGTAGATGTTGCAGCTACACGTGCAAGCGTTAAGAAGGCTGATAGCAAGCTAAAGGGTGAACTCAAGGCTTCTTCAGAGAAGGCTAAGGAGCTTAAGCTCAAGGAAACAGCAGTTGGAAAGCGTGAGGTTGCAGTTGTCACTTCAGAGAACACAGCTGCTAATGCTTCAGTTGCACTGGAGAAGAGAGAGAAGAAGGTTGCAGAGAGAGAGGCTGCTGTTAAAGCAAAAGAAAAGGAGGTTAAAGAGAATGAGGCTTCACTGAACACTCGACTTAAGGGTATTGACGGTGCAAGAGAGAAGGCTGAAAAGGAGTTTAAGAGAGCGAACACGTACTACAATCTCATTGACGAGGCTAGGCGTGACATTCTCACAGAAAGCTACACAGAAGACGATACTTCGTACAAGCATCTTTCCAAAGATCAGGCTGGAAAGGTTGATAGAGTGGTAGGAGACTACCTAGAGATGCTATCTAGCGTGTATGAGAAGAAGGATTCGTAGATAACAAGACAATCGTAATGTAGTCTTGTTGTATATGGCTACAGGTCTTCCAAATGATATAAACGCTCGGCATCACCAGAGCTTTCAATACGTAGGTAGCGTAGTCGCACAACGGGTAGGTGTCTTTAACTCATCCGGTACACAGGTGGATACGTTTGGAGGTACTAGTGCAGCGGTGTATGTAGATGATGCAGACTGGACAGCTACTAGCTCAAGCCACAGCTTGTCAGGAGGTATCTACCAAAGCACACCCGGATCTGTAACAGACGGTGACACTGGACCATTTAGAATGGATGCCAATGGAGCTATTCACATTAACGATGGAGGGAATACTATTACAGTAGACGGTACGGTTACAGCAAACCTCTCAGCTACAGATAATGCGGTTCTAGATAGTATAGATTCTGCTACTACAGCAATCCAAACAGCGGTAGAGATCCTAGACAATGCTATCTCTGGATCAGAGATGCAGGTAGACATTGTTTCTGGAGGAGGTGGAGGAACGGAGTACACAGAGGATGTAGCTACAGCTAACCCTATAGTTGGTACGGCTACACTGATGGAAAGGGATGATGCACTTACAACAGTGACACCAGCAGAAGCAGACTGGATTGGAATGAGAGGTACAGCTGAAGGTGCGCTCTGGACTCAGGACTTTAACTCAGATGCAATCCTTGCAGACACTACAGCCATAAAGACAGCTGTGGAGACTCTAGACAATGCAATCTCTGGTAGTGAGATGCAGGTAGATCTTGTCTCTGCAAACGTAACCAACGCAGGTACATTTGCTGTGCAAGTAGATGGTTCAGCTCTTACGGCCCTGCAACTGATAGACAACATTGTTTCTGTAGATGATGCAGCGTTCTCACTGGGTTCAGGTTCAGGAGTGATGATGATGGGATTTGCAGGTACACAATCTGTCAATGCTAATGATTCAGCAGCCTTAGCTTGTGATACAGATGGTGCTTTGCATATCTCCGATGGTGGTAACTCAATAACAATAGATGGTACTGTTACTGCTGACCTTGGTGCTACTGATAATGCAGTATTAGATGCAATTGCTGCTTCTCTCGCCTTGTTAGATAACTCAATATCGGCTGGAAATGAATTACAAGTTGATGTGGTTGGTTCTTTACCCGCTGGTAGCGCAGCGATTGGTAAGCTGGCAGCTAACTCAGGTGTAGACATTGGAGATGTCGATGTGACGAGTATCACAAACGACTCTATCAATGGACCAGAATCATCCACAGGACCATCGGTAGACTCATATACACAAGTAGCCATAAACCTAACGACTGGTGCAAACCAAGTTCTAGCTTCTTCTGCAGCAAACAAGCAGATATGGGTATATGGATACACATTCACTTGTGGTGATGCAGATGGACAAACGGTTAGCTTTCAAGACGAAGACGATACAGCTCTATCTGGAATCATGGAGTTCGCACAGTATGGAGGTGCAGCAGTATCCCCTTCAGGGAACTTCGCAATGCCTATATGGAAACTAGCAACAGACAAAGACCTTGAAGTTGATATCACAGGAGGTGATGTCGATGGATGGATTTCAGTCGCAGTTGTAGACGTATCTTAATCCCCATATTTATGCTCCCAGTAGAACCTAAAACATCGGCAGCACTCGATCCGCTTGTTACTACTATTGATACTAAGCAATCTGAAGAGTTGGCCGCAAGTAAACCATATTGGCAAGGGGCAAAGACCAGAGATGATAGTACTGCAAAAGTATCTGACCATGATTCATGGAAAACAAAAGGTATAGCTCTGGGAGATATCACAGAAGATGTATCTGTTCACACTTACGATGGACCAAACGGATCAGGCTATATTATAATCATGGAGAAGCCAGTTACAGGTGGCCGATTCATCAAAAGGGTAGTCCACGGTGCTGAGCAGAGTAGAGCGCAGGACTGGACATTTACCCCCGATGATGATGGCATTACCTGATAACGGGGACTTTTCACAATCTGGCTCTATTATCTCTCGATGGAAACTCGATGAGTCTTCTGGTACAAGAGAGGATAGTGTAGGCTCTAACGATCTAACAGATAACAATACTGTGACAGGAGCTACAGGCAAATTTGGAGTTTCTGCCTCTGCTTTTGCTAGGGCATCTACTGAATATCTTAGCATTTCAGACAACGCATCTCTTAGCCCTGTGGGGGATATATCCTACTTTGCGTGGATAAAGCCTACAACCACACCAGATGATAATGCCTATGCTATAGCTAGTAAATATGATGACGCAGACAGGTCTTGGTACTTCGATTATAGCGAGGATGGAGGTGGTGAGAGACTCCACTTCTATGTACGAGACTCCAACGGAGACTCAACCTCTCCTGAAGTAGCAGTAACTCTAGCAAATGACACATGGCATCAAGTTGGCTTCGTTTACGATGTTTCTGCTTTTGAGGTGAAATTTTACGTCAACGGCGTTCAGGTAGGAGCTACTGGCTCTACAGCAGGGGTAAACGACTTAAGAGACAGTGCAGGAGATTTCCGTATCGGCGCTATGGATAATGCGGGAATTGCGAATTTGTGGGATGGGCTTATGCAAGATGCTATCTTCTGGGATGTAGAGCTTACAGCAGCAGAAGTAGCTGCGAACTACAACCTATACGGTACAGGTTTACCAGCTACAGCAGCCCTTCCTCAGTCAGGCTCAATAACCGCTAGGTGGAAGCTAGATGAGCCGTCAGGTACAAGAGCAGACTCTGTAGGAAGCAATGATCTTACGGACAACAACACAGTCACAGCAGAAGGAGCACAATTCAACAATATAGCAGCAGTCTTCGAGCTTGATAATTCGGAAAACCTATCCATAGCGGATAATGCTGATATGTCCCAGACAGGAGACATGAGTTATTTTGTTTGGGTTCAGTTTGAAACTCACACAATGGCAGATTCAAGACTGATGGATAAGCTGCTATCTGCAGGGGATCATCGGTCTTACTACTTTGCAATGACAACCAATGGTACGCAACTAAGGTATGGAAACTACTCAAATGGTCAATCTGGATCTGACAATGATATATTAAGGAACTTTACCCCTACTGATGGGGCTTGGTATCACATGGGGTTTGTCTATGATGCGAGTGCGGGGGAGGCGAAGCTATTTATAAATGGTGCGCAGCTGGGGGCTACAGATACAGGAATGAACACAAGTGTATATGATGGCGATGCTGACTTTACGATAGGAGGAGCTTCAGCCTTCCATGACGGGCTCATGCAAGACGCAATCATGTGGGGTGCTGAACTTACAGATGCAGAGGTGGAAGACCTATACAACGCATACTTCAACCTTCCAGACGAAGGAGATTTGCCTCAGCCTGGCTCAGTCGTAGCCCGTCACACACTCACAGAGGGCGGTGGAACGAGGAATGACCAAGTGGGAACAAACCATCTTACTGATAATAATACTGTAACCTCTACGACAGGGATTTCAGAAACTAACTCTAGTGCAGAAAGAGCAGCAGACTTTAATGATAGCAACAGCGAATACCTCACTGTCGCAGATAACGCCAATATTTCCATAACAGGAGATATGTCTTGGTTCGCTTGGGTAAGACCTGATACAGCACTCCAAGGATCATCCGATTCATATTTCCTAGCATCAAAATACGATCACACTCAGCGTAGTTGGTACATTGCATACGCATTGGAGGATACCAATGAACAGGTGGATGTCTATATTGCTGATAATTTGACTGGAGATGCGAACAGCAAGAGAGAAATATGGGATGTCACCCTGGCAATAGGACAGTGGTATCACATGGGATTTGTTTATGATGCTTCGGATGGAGAAGTTGGCTTCTATATAGACGGCGCTCAGGTTGACACTATACGAACAGGATTCGCCACAGATATTGTTGATGGAACTGCTGCTTACCGAATAGGCGCATTCTCTGGTGGAGGAGGTACAACAGGATTCTGGCCAGGGCAAGTGCAGGATGCAATCATGTGGAATGCAGAGCTAACAGGTGCAGAAGTAACAACTCTCTACGAGCTTTATACAGTAGAACCCTCTACAGGAACTCCGAGCGGATTAGCGTTACTAGGCGTAGGCAACTAATGTGCTAAACTACAGCTATGGCATTCGTACCACTCACCAGAGCTAACATACGCACTAGGCTGCAGAGAAAGACTTCAAACCAGCTTACCGATTCTAGCAACCAAGATGAGTACATAGATGATGCAGAACAGATAGCTATTTCTGATTGGATAAAGTTTGATAAAGGACTCATGCAGCGTATAAAGCAATCAGCATCTACAGATGCAGCTGGACTTCTCAATGTAGATAAGGGGTTTGTACGACTATTACGGTTACAGGATACCAATGACACCAAGTACAGATACATAGATGACCCTAATGACTACCCTTACGCTACCGGATACTACTTTGCAGGATTCGACCAGAACACAGACAAGAGAGAGTTTATGGTGCTTAGCCAAGGAGCTGCAGTAACGAGTACGACAATGGAATGGTGGGATGTAAGCATGACGACTATGGCTGCAGACAGTGCAGCAGAAAGTGCAGTGCCGGGTATACTCATAGTGTACAAGGCATCAGAAATGTGGTGGGAGGATCAAGGGTCAGCCTTTAACACACAGGCAGAGCGCATGAGACAGAAGTACGAGGAGTTGCTGGAAAAGAACGAAAGGCTATACAGAAACCCTACAAACGACCCAGAGTGGATAGAATCTGTAGCAGATGAGGCTGGAGAGTGGTCAATGTATGGTGAGCATATAGTTAGCTAGAAGAATCATACCTTCAGAATGTACTACTTCTGACGTATAGTGATTTTGTGTCTAGAAGCATTCAGCCACCGGGAGCCTCTACTAGAACAATAGATAGGTTCTTTGGCATGGTTAGTGACCGTAGTGGTGTAGAGATGGATGAGAACGAGTTTACTGCTCTAACAAACTACAGAGTAGACTATCTGCGAAGGCTTAAGCTACGTAATGGATCTAAGAAGCAGGGAGGGCTTACACATACAGGTAGCTCTAACCCGGTCCTAGGACTGGACCAGTTCGTACATGAGGATGGATCGGTCTTTGACCTTAAAGTAGTAAATACAGTGCTTTATAAGTCTGATGACGGAGGAGCATGGGCTTCCCTAAGAACAGGATTGGCAGCTGCTACCACGTTCTTTGCCTCTATGATAACGAAGAAGACAGGGGCGGGTAACGAGGAGAGCGATACGGTAGATTCCTCTACCGCTACAACAGTGACAGCGACAAGTCTATCTATGACAGAAGCTGAGCATGTAGGCAAGATGCTAGTTATTAACGGAGAGAACAAGTATATCAAAAGTAACACTGCAACAAAGATTACTGTAGCGGAGAGGTTTGATGTAGTACCATCAGCAGGAGATGCCTTCACGGTAGTCGCTACACAGAAAGAGTGCTTCTACGCTAACGGTACAGACTTCGAGAAGACAGATGGGACAACTCAGACAGTTCTGGACTCTAGTGTTCATGCTTACGTATTTGATGGTGTGGTGGAATACATAAACAGATTGTGGGGATGGAGAGGTAGTGATCTACACTTTTCAGATATAGGAGCAGGAGAACACTTCTCACGCAACGCACTGTATCCCTATGGATCTAAGATAATCGTAGCTAAAACATTCGGTAGTATGCTTGCAGTATGGGAATCTAATCGAATTACTGCCATAGATGGTGATAACCCTGATCACTGGAAGCAGTTTCCTGTATCCACAAATCGTGGTACTGACTCACCATTGTCCGTAGCTACATACGCCAACATGCAATTTGGTCTTAATAAGGATCTAGGAGTAATCATCATATCCACAGATAGTCTTAATCCGGGTGGACCAGAACCGCTGTCTGTATCAGATGAATACATCACTGTAGAGATACTTGCACACACAGATGCGGAGATAAATGCAGCTTGTGGTGAAGTAGCAGATAGTAAATACCACTTAACAGTAGGTACAGATCATTACACACTACATATAAGGGAGTCTCTGAATGCCCCTAGGAACGATGCGGGAGGAATTAGGTGGATATGGACTAAGGATTCCTATCCTGGCGCTCTGGTGGCAAATATACTACGCCTAATGGGTACTCAGCTTATCGCTGGCTCTGATACAGACGGTCAGTTATACGAGTATAACGCAGCAGCTACCTACGATGATGATGGTACAGCTATTGCAGGACTCATAGAGAAGCAGTACTGGAGGCCAAGGGTAGACGAAAGGCGCACGTTCTTCTGGTCCCTAAAGTGGAGACAGGATACTACTGCAGCACAGGTAAATGTAGTTGTCTCTGGAGATCCAGATGGTGTTACCTATGGAGCAGCTCTTGCTACAATTGATCTGAATACTGAAACGTCTAATTTACATGAAGTCAAGTTTACTGCTAACCCGGATGACGATAAATCTAAGGGATACACTATGAGTTACAAGCTCGTTACGAGTACAAGCATATTAGTGCCGGGTATAGAGGAGCTACATCTACTTTATATGCCTGACCCACTTGGATAATGATTGTTGTCAACCGTTCACGCATAGTAAGTGCAGCGAGAGGTACATCTCAGGTACTATCAGACAGACCACAAGCCCCTAAACAAAACCAAGTTTGGACAGATCCAGACACAGGAGATCAAGAGATGTGGAACGGAGCTGAGTGGACAAGACTTACAAGGCTAGACAGCATCTTCCCTAAGTTTGGACTTGGAACAGATGGTGATGTATCCATTACTTCAGGTACAACAACCTTGTCAGCAGATGCATTTTATAACACACTTTCCATATCTTCTGGTGCAACACTTGCTACCGCAGGCTTTAGAGTCTTCTGCAGGGGTAAACTGGAGAACAATGGGAATATAGACTGTTCAGGAGCAGATGGTAAAGATGGAGATGCACAAGAAGCAGGAGGTGTAGCAGGTGCAGCGGTAACAGGATACTTAGGAAGCTCTGAAGGAGGAGGTACAGGAGGAAAGGGTTCAGCTGGATCAGGTGTAGCAGGTAATGCAGGTGGAAACTCTGGAAGCTCCCTACATTCAGCGGTAGCAGGTGCTGCAGGAGGTGCTGGAGGTTCAGGTGCATCTGGTGGAGGAGGAGCTGCAGGAGCAGGAGGAACAGTATCAGCGCACAGTGTAACTGAGGGATCTATAGAAGACCCCGAACAAGCTATCGCATACAGAACAAGGCCAGATGGCTCAGCTCAGGCAGCCTTCGGAGTAGGAGGTGGAGGATCTGGTGGAGGAGGTGGTGGAGGTGACTCTGGAGTTAGCTCCGGGGATCCGTGGGGAGGGGATGGTGGAGGAGGTGGAGCTTCTGGACATACAGGAATGGTAATTGCAGCTATTGTAAGTGGCACAGGTACAGTTACTGGTATAGGAGGAGATGGTGGGGATGGAGGTGACGGATTTGCTGGTAACAATGGAGATGAAGATACTGGTGGAGGAGGAGGTGGAGGAGCAGCTATGGGATCATTCTTCTTCCTCATGTACTCACGAAAAGAAGACTACTTATGGACTATTACCCTAACTGGTGGCATAGGAGGTACTGGAGGTGCGCCTAATGATGCTGGATCTGCAGGGACAGACGGATCTGATGGATCTAATGGGGTTTTGTACGAGTATATGTTTTAGCTAAAATAGCAAAGTCAGATGGCAGCGATGACTTCGGGTAGAAGAAGATTTCTGATAGAAATAACTAAGTTCTGTATCATAAGTGCAATATGAGTTCTAAAGAATCCCAGAAGAACAGGGGCGATATAGCCAAGATAAAGGAAGCTATGATCCAACATAACAAGGATGATGAGAAGGCTTTTGGCGCTATTAACAGCAAGCTAGATGCCATAGAAGCAGACCGGGATGAAGAACATAAGGAGATCATGGATGCTATCGCAGCACTAGATATGAAGGTTGCGCCAGTAGTAGACTGGTTTAAGAACATTACGTTTGGCAAGAGGGCGCTCATGTGGATTTTAGGACTGGTCGGTAGTATAGTAGCCATCGCAATAGGTCTTAAAACTCTCCTCTCTAAATGAACCCTAGATTCAGCAAGTGGACAGAAGACAACGTGGCAATCTGCAGATACCTGCATGAGAATGCGAGGGAGGTTTTTCTAGAGCTTGTACTGCGGATAGCAGAGCAGGGGATATATATACGACTTACGAGTGGTCACAGGACTGCAGAGGAGCAAAAGAAAGAGTACGATGAAGGAGACTCATGGGTGCTATGCCCTGATTCCTATCATTGTCACGGTTTAGCCGTAGACATAGTTCCTATGGAGAGGGTAAGCGATCTTCTGTACAGAGCTATTTGGGGCAAGGATGCGTGGGAAAGAGGTGTGTATGAGAAGATGGCTAAGGTAGCGTATAAGCTGGGGATAGCATGGGGATACCAAGAGTGGGGAGTGGATCGAGGGCATTTCCACTATCGAGACAACAAAACCATCTACCAGATAGCGGAGGGCAATTTTCCTAAAAAGCCTGAGATAGCTCAAATTCCTTACCATAGGGAAACGAGAAGAGTAATAGATAGACTTCAGAATCGTGATATAATCACTCCTGTTTTATTCCCGTACCTTTATGTTAAAAGCAGGTAGACCAAAAAAACATGGGATGTCTAAGTCTAAAGAATACAAAACTTGGACTTGTATGAAGCAGCGATGTTATGACAAAAGCCATATTTCATATCCATATTATGGAAAAGTAGGAATAAGAGTCTGTGAGAGATGGAAAAGCTCGTTTCAAAGATTTTATGAGGATATGGGTGATAGACCACCCAATAAAACATTGGATAGAATTAATCCCACAGATGATTATTATCCTGATAACTGCAGATGGGCTACTCAATCTGTACAAGTCCATAACCAAAAAAAGGGTAATGGTAGGCTGTCTAAATACAAAGGTGTCACATACCACAAAAACCATAATGTATGGCAATCGACCATTACAAAGAATTATAAAAATATGTACCTTGGTTCATTTTCTTCAGAAGAAGATGCAGCAATTGCTTATAATGTAGCTGCACAATTATTCCATGGAGACTTAGCCAACCTTAACCCTGTCTAATATATCTATTCCCCAAACTTATATGGAAGTTCTTAGTATCAGTGCCTTCGTTGTCGGAGTCACACAGATCATCAAGAAGACTGGTATGTTGCCTAGCAACTATATACCAGCCGTAGCTACTATCCTCGGTGGAGTAGCAACCTATCTGTCCGTGTATCAAGTCGATATGTGGGCAAATATAAGCCTATACCTAATAGGTCTTACCGCTACTGGTCTTGTGTCCTTTGGTAAGGAGATTCGTAAGAAGTAATGGAAAAATAAATACACCTTGTTCACGAATGAGCAGGGTGTATTATTGTAATACTTTACTATTACAAACGGATTATATGGGAAAATTACAAGAAGTCGAGATAGGTAAACGATCAAAGGGAAATCTATGTGTATAACCGAGTGGTCAGAAGAAACAGGGATAAATCCCACCACAATATATGGTAGGATATATAGGGGTTGGCCCCATGATAAAGCTCTTACAATTTCCCCTTCAGAATATCGCTCTTACTCCAGATCAACTAACAAGTAAATACTGGCAAGAGAAGGGCTACAAGCCCATTAAAGTAGAAAAATGGGTTCTGTATCCACAGCCGAGAAGGTCAGATTTTTTAAAAATATATTCGACTATTTATGTTTAGGACAAGGAGAAATCATCGCAGTACAAACAACATCCCTATCCAACTTCTCAGCGAGGAGGAAGAAGATGCTACGAGCAAAGGGCTTCAAATGGTGGATGGATACAAAAAATCCAGCATACCTGCAAGTATGGTCAAAGAAATCAGGGCGCTGGGTAGACAAAACCGTAGAACTAACGTTAGAGGATTGGGAACAATTCCAGAAAGAAGAAGCAGAAGCACTAGAAAAGGCTTCGATGCAGGATACGCCTCTGTCACGGAGCCTCTTTCCTGATGGCATCCCCGACAAAATTGGCAAGAAGAATGATTCGTAGTGTAAACATAGGAAACAAAGTAGTATGCTGATATGCCACAAACTACTGATCGTTTCACCAGCAAAACGAGCGAGGTTAGAATGACCAACGCACAAAAGGGAAAGGCTCTATTGGCTAAAATGAAGATAGATCTATTTAACGAAGGAAACGCCTCTACACTAGCGCACGACAGGAGAGCGAGATTCATAACCCCAGAGGATATGGGCAACTTCCGTGAGGCTCAGACTAACAAATCTATCCTTGGCCGTAGAGGAGGAGCAGTGATAGGGAAGATGACTACTCCGGGTGGAACATTCCCAGCTATCCCTACGGTAGCCATGAGAGAGAGCCTACGTGTTACAAAGCGTAACCTAGAGCGATTCCGTAGCCCAGAGGTAGCAGCGAAGGAGGATCAGCTACGTGGACTCTTCACCAAGTTCACAAATGCCAGAGAGACAGCTGTTACTAGACTACGAGCGCTATCTCCAGAGCTATTTAGGAGTAGGCAAGACATACGTGCAGAGCAGGAGTTAGCACAGCAGAAGCAGGGCTTACGCAGGGGATTCGCCTCTAGCCGTACACAACAAATACTAGATGCACAGAGTAGTGTACGTGGAGGAAGAATCTTTGAACACCAGAGAGATATAGAAGCTGGTATAGAGAAGGATATTAACCTGCTACACGGAGACACTATTCGAGCTAGAAAGAGGGAAAGAGCTAGAATGCTCAAGGTAAGAGACTTAGAAGCTGTAGAGGGTACAAGTGGTACTACGCCACTTACTGTAAAGTTTGGTCGAGGTCGTAAGGAGGTGGTTGCAGCTACAGGGGATCCTACGATCCTTCAGGGTATAACACCTGAGATCCTAGATGCACAGAACCTAGAGAGTGGAACAATAGGAAAACGTGCTGCTGCTACATCTAGTAACATCTCTGATCTAAGCAAGAAGGTAAACGAGACTCGTTTAGCTACAGCAAGGCAGAGACTAAAGCGTACACGTGACTCCTCCGCAGAATAATGCCCCAGATAACTGATAGATTCAAAGGCGCTAGTACAGCAAGACAAAAGCATCTCCAAGCAGGAAGGACTGCACCTGCACCAAAGAAAAGTACTGGCACACGGCCAAGTGCTAGATCTATACGTGCTGAAGCTGAGAAGAGGAACGCAAACCGAGCTGAAGCTGAGAAGAGGAACGCAAACCGAGCTGCTTCTAAGAAGGTGACAGACGGTATGACAAAAGATGAGAGGGCAGAATTTAATGGGAATGAGGGAGAGGCTGCACGTGATGCAGCGAGTGACCCTTCTACGAGTCAGATGTATCAAAATGCAACACAGCTCTCTACATTAGATCCAACCAAGAGGGAACAGACACTGGACTTCCTACGAGAAATGGCAGACGAAGAGTTCTTTGACCACTTTGAAAGGCGTAGGCAGGCAGTTGTCACAGATGCAAAGTTTGCTATGGAGACTATTGCACAACAGTTTGGAGAGCTTAACGAGGAGACTAAGAGGGAGCTAGGACAGGCTATAGAGAAACTGGACCATGACTCTGCTAAAGAGCTGCAGGCTACCTTCACAGCTGCCACACAGAGAGGGCTTATGGGTACAGGCGTTATGAAGATCTTGGCTCAGCGGATCATAGACGATGAGAAGTTCAGCGCTAAACAGCTACAAGAAGATCTAGATGCCGATCTACGATTCTCAGCGGAGAAGCAAGCCCTACAGGAGAAGGGTGTGGGGATAGATAAGGCAGCTGCACTATCTGGTATAGAGGATGATAGAGTAGAGGCTATAGAAATCGATATGTTCCAGCGAGCAGGCTTCGAGGATATGTTTGAGCTACTTAGGGCTATAGATAGTGGAGCCTTCGAGATGGATCCGGTAACAGGAAAGTTTAGAGATACGAGGACAGACGAGCAGAAGAATGTTGTAGACACTACAGCTACAGAAGTGCCAACGCCTGAGCAACAGGCTACTGATACACAGCAAGCCAGAGATATACCGTCTGCACCAGAGACTAGCTTTGATGCAACTCCAGAGGCTATAGAGACACGAAGCCAAGCTGTTAGAGCTAGGAATCTATCACAGCCTGTAGAAAGGACTACACTAGGAGATGTTCAGCAAGACAGCGCATCTAAAGAGATCCAAGAAAAAGAAGCTGAGAAGGCTGAAGGTAAAGCCCTTCAAAGTGCAGCAGAGATCCGAAGACGAGCTAGATTAGAACGTAACTCCCAACAATTATAATGCCTACACCACTTCTCAATGACGGCCAAGTAAATGACTTTATGAACTATCCGGGTCTTGTAGTAAAGGCTCAGCAACATGGTATGCGTAGAGCTGGTATGGACCCTTTAGATCCACAGGCAGCTATGAAGTTCACTGGAACAGATGAGTTCAGGAAGGCTGCATCGGAGATGGTAGAAGCAAGAGGAAACACTAATGCTATTGCTGGATACCTAGCATCGGATATCAACTTGCCTGACAAAAGTGATCCGCTTAGCGAGAGAAAGTTTGGCTTGTTTGAAGATCAGGAGAATAACCTACGAGGAAGGTTTAGAGCGCAGGGAGCTGCAGATGCACAAAACTTTGCAGACATGCAGAAACTACGACAGTACGCTGAGTTCAACGAGACTGCATATAAGACGAAGAGGTTGAAAGAGCTTAATCCTACAGCAGATCTGGATGACCAGATTATGAAGCTCCGGTTCAGGCAGATGCATGAGGAAGCAGATATTAGGTCCAACAAGCGCCTATCTCACCTATCACCTGCAGCTAAGCAGAGGATTATAAACTCTAACCGTAAGGAGGCAACTGACACCAGAGGTATGCTAAAGGATATCCGAGACTCTAAGCTAAGCGCAGCTGAGGCACGTATAGATGATGAGATAGCTTCTCACAACCAGATAGTATCTAACCTTAAGGGTCGTATGGAAGACAACAAGGAGATGCAGGCCATGATAAAGCGCAGAGGAGGAAACGAGGATACTCTGTTCCAGCTACGCAAAGACTTCCAAAAGATGGAAAGTGATCTGGCTAAGGATAAGGGTAAGAATGGCGAGGCATCATGGGAGGTCATCGCAGAAGGAATCATAAATCAAATGATAAAGGATGGCCGTAGACCTACAGAAACCGACAGGAAGAATGCTGAGACTAGAGCTAAGCAGATAGAGGAAAGTAGAAAAAACCCACAAGGTAACGTAGGAATGCAAGCAGTTACATCTCTCTCATCAGCTCCTATAGACTTTAAGGCAGAAGCCAAAATGCTGAGCCCCAAAAAGAAGGAAGGCGATGACGATGATGGCGGTCTTCCTGAATGGTTATTCTAAATCATGGCTACCTTCGATCCCACCCAAGGCCAGTCATCCGGGCAGGGCAATGTCCTAGAGGGTATTCTGGAACCTGAACGGCCACCACAAGATCCTGTAATTGGATATAAACCAAGGAATACTACCGTCATGGAAGATCTTGGACTATCCCCTGAACAGCTAACACAGCCGGGACAGCAGGATGCTGTAACACCAGAAGGACAGGGTATACAACGTAGGGTAGCAAAAAGAAGAAATGTACGTGTTCTCGAAGGGTTGTTAGGTGAAGGTACGCCACAGGTTCAGAAGCGCAAGAGGGAGAGGCTAGGAATATCTGAAACAATAGACCTTAAGAATATCCCCGGCATAGAGTCTGGAGGATCTATGAAGATCGCTCAGGCCATTAAGTCACACCTAGACACTCTTCCCAGCTACGCACAGCGTATAACAGGTTTAGAGGAGTCTGTATTACTATCATCCTCTAGGGCAAGCAGAATGGCTGACAGGTTCCATGAGATTGCCAAGGGGTACGAGGTAGAAACGAAGAAACTCAAAAACCTTGGAGTTGGTAAGAATGAAGGGCTGAAGCCAAGAAGAGATAAATTCCTTGCTAAGACTGAAGAGGGAGACTTCAGATTCGGACCCAAGAAGCCAAAGATATCAGAAGTGTTTAATGACATTGCTGATACATACGAAGAAGAGGGAGAGGAAGGAGAGCTGCCAAGCATTTTGTTTGGTCCAGTAGACATATTTGAGGATGCGCCAGAACCAGATACAGACCTCATACGACTTACTAAGTCTGCAACCGGAGGAGCGCTAGGTAGCGGTATTTCAACGCTACGTGGACTGGAGGCTCTTACTGGCCGTACAATCTTTGGAAACGATGCTCCAATTTTAGATATACAGAAAGCACTAGAGGTAGAGAATCCTGTATTCCTAGACAAACTAGCATCTGGATTTGGTTCAACCCTTACGTTCTTCATACCGGGTGCAGGAGTAGCAAAGGGCGTATCTGCATTGTCAAAAGGCAGTAAGGTTATCTCATTTATATCTGCAGCTGCAGGTGTAGGAACTATGTCTGGAATTGAGGCATTGGCAGAGTCAGGAGAGATATACGAACAAGCAATAGCTAAGGGGTACACAAAAAAGGAAGCAGCTGCACTAGCTAATCACGGAGCTGCACTAAACCTTATAACACTCATCCTCACGAACTCTGTTTTTCCTGCAGCCAAAGGTGGGGCGATAAAGAGGATGCTTGCTACTGCACCATCTGAAGGAATACAGGAGGCTGTACAGACGATGATTTCTAATTATGAGCTAGGCGCACGTGACCTTGCATCAATTACAGAAGGAGCATTTGAATCCTTTGTTATAGGAGGAATCGTTGGTGGAATAATCGGAGGAGCTACTGATGGCTTTGATGTTCGTCAAGGCGGTAAAAGTACAGTAGACCCAGACTATATGAGCATCCTAGAGCAGAGAGCGCAGAGGGATGGCATCATCGGAGAAAGAAGAGTGCTATACCTAAAGCCTAGAGATAAGAAGGGTGGACCAGAACGCAAGAAGGAAAAAGAGCTTCAATTCACCGGACCAGAAGACATCACCCCACAGGAGGCACGTGCTGAGATTGAGTCTCTTATAGACCAGCAAAAAGAAATAGATGCAGCAGGAAGAGAGGCAGAAGCCCTAGACCCTGCTACAGCGAATGCTAGAAATTTGGCTAATGAAGCAGTAAGAGTTGTTGGTAGTCCTGTAACGAAGGGGATCATACAAAAGCTCACAAAAAAGGCTGGGTTCGCTGGAATACAAGAGCTAACGCCAAGCGAGTTTAACAGCCTAATAAGAGAAGCCAGAGAACAGTCACCATCTACCGCTGCCACAGATATATTCAACGATATCCTTGCAGCCTCACAGGAGGTAACAGAGGAGGCAGATCCATCCGTATTCCAAGATGAGATAGCTTCTCTCGTACAAGAAAGAAGAACGCCAACAAGAAAGACACGTACAGTAGATGAGCTTATACAAGAGTTTGAGGGATTGCAGTTCCAAGACAGAGAGGTTGGCAAGGGTGGCCTTACAGGTCAGGATCTTATAAATACTCTCACTAGGCCAGCGCCAAAAGCGCAGAAGATAGAGAAAGTGAAGGACATCAAGCCTATAGACCTAATCCTATCTACAGCAGACATAGCTGCAAATGATCGCTTCATTGAAAGACTCACACAGGCAACACAAGACAAATCTGAGTCAAGCAAACCAATGACACGTGCAGAGTTCAGGAAGGCTCAGTTTGAAGCAGAGGCTCTACCACCCAGCGACATAAAGAATAAAGCGCTTAAGATGCTCAAGGATGAACAGAAGAGGATGGGTACGAAGGAACAGAAGCTGGGAAGAGAGCTTGCTATAGAGAAGAAGAAAACTAGGCAGCTTGCACAGCAGAAGAAGGCTCTAGAGCGAACCATTCAGAAGGGTAAGCATGAGAAGACCGTACAAAAGATAAGCAAGGCGATACGTTCCACATCACTCTCTGCCGAGACTACCGCAAAGCTAGAACCAGTAACACGGTCTATAAAACTTCGCACACGACCAATAAAAGGATTAGCTAAGCTGATAAAGGAGGCAAAAGAGAAGTTCGACAATAACGACATGCTTCCATCGGATGTAATGGATACTGTTGCGGAAATGGAAGGCAAGACCATGAGCGAACTATCAGAGATCGACTTGGATCTACTTCTCTCTGCAGTAAAGAATATTATTCATCTAAGTGACATGCAGAATAAGGTTTTTATAGACGGTCAGATAAAGACCAGAGAGGAAACCGTGAAAGAGATAGTAAAAGATATTAAGAATCGCAAGGGGAAGAACAATGACGGTGATATCTCAGAGAAAGACGTAGCTGCCTTTGAAGCGGAGTTTATTGCACGATCAGATTTCATACCGAAGAAGCAAAGAGCTGGCAAGGTAAAGAAGTTTGTAGTAGCCTCCTTGCCACATCCTGTAAAAGCGTTTCAAATGGATGGTGGTAAAGAAGGTGGTGTCCATGTAAAAATCTTTGAGAAACAGCTAAACCAATCTCGATCAGATGCCCTTGAGCATACCCAAAAACGTGATGACTTCTTCAGGAATAGGATAAAGGATATAGACTTTGGCAATGGAAAAGACTGGAGTGATTACCTAACAAAAAAAGCAACACTACTAAGGCGACTCGCTAACAGGCTTAAGAACACACCAGAGCAAAGAAGAAGCGCCAAAAGATACAAGATGAATCTATCTAGTGGTCAAGAGATAGGCATCACAAGAGGTGAAAAAATTTCCATGTATCTAACGTCAAAGAGGGAAGCAGGGCTGAAGCACCTTGTCTCTGGAGGCTTCTCATTCGAGACATCGAAGACGAAGATATACCAGTTCTCGATGCAAGACGTAAAGAATCTACAACAGTCAATGACCAAGGATGAACTTACGGTAGCAAGAGCTATGAGAGACTTCCTTAATGGTCTACAGAAGGATGCCACAAACAAAATATCAATGGATCTTAATGGCGTAGCAGTACTACTAGAAGACAACTACTGGAGGATACACGTAAACGAGATAACACTAGACAAGAAACTTCAACCAAAAATAATACAGGTTCGCAAAACAATAGAGGGAATGGGAATGTTGCAGAAACTGGTAGACTCAGAAAATCCTATCATCATACATGATGCCTTCTCTGATTTTCAAGGGCAGACAAGAGCAATGGCTGGATACATAGGTTTTGCAAAAACAATCCGAACAGGAAATCTTATTCTAAACGACCCCTTGTATCAAACAGTAATGACCGAGGAGGGATTTGGTCTTCACATGAAGTCTATGCAAAAACTCATGGATGCACTGAACGGAGACTACTCCATGAGAACTGATGCAGAATCGGTACTCCTCAACCTACACGGAAAGGCTAAAAGTTCCAAGATCGTCATAAATCCGTTTACATGGATGAAGCAAGCTGTATCTGTAGTACTGGCTATACCAGAGATAGGCGCAAAGAACATGGGTAAAGGAAGCTCTAAGGTAATAGGAAAGAAGACCTTTGCGAAAATGTACAAGTATTCAGCGGTGTTTAGGAATCGAATGGAGGGGTTCATAGGCCGTGAGCTTGGTGAACTATCCGCAGGTGGCGAGACAAGGCGTATGACAACAGGAGAGAAAGACTTGCAGCAAAAGATAGGTAAAGGAATCCAAACCTTCGATATGCAGGCCATCGGAAGGATATGGGAAGGTGCAGAGGCCAAAGTAAAATCCGAGAAGCCAGATCTTACAGGCGACAAATTCTATCACGAAGTAGCAAAAGTCGCTGAGCAGGTAGTATCAAGAACACAGCCAACCTACTTCATAGAATCACGGTCCGACATAGGGATGATTAAAACTATATGGGTAAGAGAGCTTACAGCCTTCTCCTCCCAAACCAACAAGATATTTGGAATGGTATCCAGAGCCAGTACGAAGTACGCAAACAGCAATAAGACCGCTGCAGACAAGGCAGAGTATATGACTGTTATATACGCTGTACTGATAAATGCTGCACTGGTCACTGGAATAGATGAGGGCCGTAAGGCATGGAGAAGACAAGAACACTCAGTCCTAACAACCTTCATTCAAAACACCTTCGGAGTTATCTACGGAGTACCAACCTTCCTTGGCGCAATCATTAGCAAACTAAAGAGAGGCACATACGCAGGATTCAGAGTATCCACCCCCTCAATCCAAACACTTGACAATGCTGTAAATGGAGCAGTTGAAACTGTCCTTGGAGTAAAAGCTCTTGTATATGATGAGCAGTATGAAGGAGGAAAAAGAATAGGAGAAGATAAATGGAAAACTGAACTTCCAAAGGGTCTAATAAAGCTGGCAGATGGCATCACATCCATTCGATATGGTGTACCAGTAAAAACGCCACTAAAAGATGCTGCACTACTCCTTGATAGAGTCGATCAATTATTTAAGGCTTCGGTGGGGAAGTAGGATACACAACATAATCCTTCGGATCTAGCTCCTGCTTATAGATATCCCAATCCTTCTCTGTTATCGGCCTAAGCCGTAGATGACCAAACACAAGTGTAGGATCCACGATCAGCTTGTACCCTGCATTGCGTACCTCCTTACTGAACGAGTGGTCTTCTGATCTACCGTCTTTCGGAATAAAGGGATACCGAGGCATCTTCTTAGAGTGCAGAATAGATGGCGGAACCAGAAACCCGAAAGCTCCTATGAAGTCTACCTCGAACCTCTTATCCCTAGGATAGTCCCAGAGGATAGCACCCTTACCTTCTGTATCCTCCAACCAGAACGCAGGGAAGTTTGGCGGTCCACCTACTCCTGCATATCCGGTATACACACAGTCCGGCATAGCCTTCTCAGACTCCAGCAATCTCTCCAGCGTATCCTTGTGGAAGACCATATCCCAATCCACAGAGAACAGGTAATCACACCCCTCCTCCTTCGCCATCTCCCAGAGCTTGTTACGATTTAGCGACACATCACTGGATGCCACCCGGAACGTCTTTATCTCACTGAACAACCCCTTCTCCAAGGAGTAGATAGCGCAGTCCATACACGAAACCCAGAACTCTTGCGTGACCACAGCATTTGATGCCAGTGGCGTAACCCATCCCAGAACTGGAGCTTTCTTGGACACGAATCCAAGTATACCAGCATGTTTTCTGTTAAGATAGTAAAGTATGGAACACACTTGCGAAGCACTAACAAATTTCAATAAGCCAGAAGGCGAAGGAAGGTCAGCTACGGTGTACAGAACTAGACATGGGAAACTTATCGCAAGGTGCGTAACGTGTGACCAACCAACAATAATCACAGAGGCACAATTGCAAGCGATGATGGAGTAACATATAGTGATCTTTGTGCGACCTCTCCAGTCTACTACTGGCAGCCTTTTGTCTCCCCTCTTCTCGGAGGGAGTCGCACTTTCCGTACACACGGAGAGGGGTGATAAGGGGCTTACCAATTTTTTGTTATGACCCCAGAACTAGGAACCAAAGAGTTTGCTAAGCTAATAACTTCCGAACTCATGGAATGGACAGCCTCAATAGAAGAAAAATATGGAGGAGATGTTTGGAGATACTTCGCTATTAACGCCACCTCTTTTGTCCCAGAAGGAGACTCAAGCTCTGTAGGAATATTTGCAGCAGGAAGAGAGATAAACATACTAAGTGGCTTATTTAAGTGGATGGATGAAACAGCCCACACAAGAAAGAGTATGGGATTAGTAGATGATGCACAGGTGGAGCTAGTAAGAATGGCTAGTGTGCTGGATCTTATAGCTTCCTCTAAAGGATGGATGTTTGATACAAGCCCCATAAAACCCGATGACGTACAAATAAGTACAGGAAAATCCAACATCCCCACTAAGTAGTGTCTGTACCAATGTCCCTCCCGGCAGAGAAGGAAGCACTCTACAAGATGATTGCGAATAGCGACAAGGTACTAGCCCGAACACTGGTCCCCGAAGACTTCCACGATCCTGTACACAGGGATATCTTTGTCGCTGAAGCCAAGCTCGTAATAGAGTATGGCACTGGAGACTTTGTGAGTATTGCGGAAGCTATGAAGGATAATGTAGGAGTACAGAAAGCAGGCGGAAGTGCATACCTTGCACAGCTCTGCATCCTAGATGTACCAGAATCTCCTACTGCCGGAATCATCCGCATCCTGAAAGCCAGACGAATAGAGAGAGATATGGTGCAAGCTGCATCTGAGATGCATACCAAGGAAGCGAAAGAAGTCCCTGCACACTTGATGGTCCTGAGCAAAGAAATGGGACAACTGCTACCTACGGAAGATGACGATCAGCGGATACGGATAATAAAGGCTGCTAATGAGGGAACAAACACAATTTCTACAGGATATAAGCACATGGATGAGGTATTTGGCGGAGGCTTTAAGGACGGAGCGCTGTATACCTTTGCCTCCAGACCCGGAGGAGGAAAAAGCACCCTTCTGGCGAACTTTGGAGCGCACCTGATAGATAAGGAGCGAGATTTCCTATTTATCTCCTTAGAAATGACGGAAAACGAGGTAATGGAGAAGTTACTACAGGCAACCTACGATATTTACCAGAAAGCAGCGCAAGATGAGATGGAAGATCTGCTATCACCCATAAAATCACCCTTCACCATAAACGATACGAGCTTTACCTTAGACAAAGTAACCACAGAAATACTCTGCAGCGATGCACCCATCATCTTCATAGACTATATACAGCTAATCCGTGACCCATCCGCCTCTACGAAACTAGCGGAAGTCACCAACATCACCAGAACACTGAAACTTTTGGCGATGGAGATAAAAAAACCCATAGTGACCGCCTGCCAGATGAGTAGAGCGATAGAACAAGACAATGCGAAGAAGAAACCACACCTACGAAGGGAACCCTACCTCAGCGACCTACGAGAATCCGGCTCCATAGAGCAAGACAGCAACGTAGTATGCTTTTTGTGGAACGATGCCAGCCAAGAGTCCGAGGAGGAGAAGGCTGTACAGAGTACAGTAGACGATATGCAAGGATACGAACCAAGTAAGCTAGAGATTATAGTGCGGAAGAACAGATCTGGACCCGAAACGTACACCGGAAAACATATAGAGCTTACCTTTGATATGCCTAAATCCCGAATCTATGAAACGATCTAAGCAACAAAAGCCTCATAGTCCTCCTTCGTAAGCTCCATAATATTCAGGATAACTACCTTCTCCAGACTGTAGCCTGACTCTTTGTACAACTCCTTCCGTAGCGCTGTATGGTTGCAGTAGCTTGCAGACTCCCAAGAGTAAGAGCCAAAGCCCACAGTACCATCCTTAGAGGTTGCCTGAAAGGAACAGTAGAAGTATCTCATTCCTCCTCTGGGGTAACTTTTACATAACTACCAGTATCACACGCCTCTAGCTCCATCCTCCTACGATTCTCAACATCCTTCTCCACACTCCGTACAGCTGCCTTAGCAAGTTCTTCTGGATCAGAGTACTCCAGTGGCGGTAAATCATCAGAATGCCAGCCAACCATATTCTCAACTGCTATCTTCCTCTTGAGAGCCTTCTTTATCTTAGCCTTCTCAGCACGTGTTAGGCGCACATGAGTACGCTTCTTCTTGCCCTTTGGATATGGGAAGAGGGTGAACATTAGTAATTATCGGGATTTTCATGCATTTCTCCTACAGAATACCTAAAGTAATCCGCAAGACATCTATAACAAGGCGACCACTCATCCTCCCTCGTAGCACCCACATCAAAACTATAGATAGCATCAGATTCAAATCCGCACTTAGTACACTTGTAGTACTTGCCCTTCCTCACCTTGAGCTGGGGATCGGTATACTTCTTCTTACTGCCAGAGAATAGTGATCTAAGAGTGTCGCTCATTTGCACTTACAGGAAACATACTTACACTCCTTACACGCTATCTCCTCCACGCCATACACATCAAAGTCCTTCGTAGCCAACCCATAGAACGTAACAGGGGAAGGTCTAGTACGACCCTTCATGTCTATGGAAGCAGCTATCTCTCTAGCCCGGTTGTGGATCCACTCGCTAGGCTTCACAGGTACAAGGGGTATACAAGTCTCCCTCTACTACATGCTTACACTTATCACACAGAACGATATCTAAAAATAGGTTGTCTAGCAGGTCTGTAACAGCTTTCAGCTCATACTGCGCTCTAGAGAACGGCAAAGGCTCACCATCCTCCTTATGTAGCTTTTCGGCCTGCATCTGAATCCAAAGGCTAGGCCTCATCTGCAGAGGGAACATCCACAGTAGTATCCTCTGGAGTAAGCTCTCTCTCCTCTAAGTCAACAGCATCAAACTCCATCATCCTATCCAGCATATCTATCAAGGCCTGTACAACCATAACTTCCGGGTTTCCTTTACCAGCATCTAACTCTTCTGCACGTTGCTTTATCCACTCAGAGGGTTTCATATACGTCTATAAAATACACTAAGTTTGTCAAGGAGGCAACTCTATTTATAACTAACAAGGCGGAAGATCAGGATGCTTTCGACCTCGCCCTGTAATCTCCTTCATCTCCTGCTCCAGAGTAAGCTCCTGAGCGTACATATCAGCTTTCGTCTTCCTGTCTCGTTTATACTGACCGAGAAGTAGAACAAAATCCTTAGTTTCCTCCCGGTATGCTGCAGTACGGACATACCAGTTTTCTCCTTCAACCTCTACATCTCCCTCTATAAGAGCAGATGTTATTACTACTTTGGCGACTATCATGTTATTATTGG